GCAGTGTTAGAAATACTCTGCGCGAGGGGTTGTGGTGTTGTTATTGACGCAGAGTCACCCGTTGACGTTGTCTGGAAAGATACGTAAATATTTTCTGATCCTGCATTACCTGCATCCGGTGTCACCGTTGCAACAAGATTGTCACCCTCTGTGATATCCGGTAGTGTCAGTGTGTAAGTTGGGACGGATGTGTCACTGATAGTAATATCATTAGTAGACGCAACCACTGCATCCGACGCACCTTTAGAAACGTAAATTCGGAAAGTTTCTTCGCCTTCTCTACGTTGATCTGCCTTTACTGTTAAAGATATTGAACCATTACCTCCAGATACACTAAATGTACCTCTAGATAGTGACGATGCATATCCTGCACTGAAATCGTCTGAGGTCATACCAGCACCTGCAACATAGTAATAATATGTTCCATCTGCATCATCTGTGTTAAAATACGCAACAAGTGTTTGCGGTTCAACTGCCGTTCCACCGGATGGAGTTGTGATTGAATACGAATTACCACCAATGATAGTATATCCAACACGATCTTTTTCGATGTCATCCGAATCCAATAGAACAAAATCAAAAGTTTCGTTGTCTGCCTCAGAAGAATCCGTGAAGGTTATTGCAACTGATCCTGCGTTAGACGACATCGAAATGAGTGATGCGGTACCCACTGAAGTTGGTTGTGCAGTAGTAAAGTCTAACGTATCCGCTGTACCAAGATCAAGATAATATTTCGTAGTGTTTCCGTCTGGAATATTTGTTCCAGAAATATTGAATGTAACTGTACCACCTTCGGCAACACCAAAAGTATCTGGTGTCGCTGTGTAAGTAGGACCAGCATTTTCCAGATCTATAACAATCGCACTGGTAAGTTCTGGGGAGAAGAAACCACTGGTATTTGTAGTCAATGTTAGAGATGATGTAGTAGAAGTTTCGAAAGTATCAGATGCTTCTGTTGTAGTCAACGTATAACTTGTTGACGGTTCGGTTAACGTAAATGTACCAGACTTTGTGATAATTCTTGAGTCACCACCACCAATACTAAAGTCCACATCTCTTCCAACAGTAGATGCGTCAACCTCTATATTGACTGCAATATTTGACCCCTCAGTAACCAAGAGAGTTGGGTCTGGTGTTACATTGAATGTAGGTGCAACGTTGTTGACTGTTATGGTAGAAGATGTTCCCTTGTTGATATTACTTGCGGTGAAAATCTGTACGGTGAAATCTTCTGATCCTTCAGTTGTACCATCTACCTGAGTCTGGACACTGAAACTTCCTGAGTCGTTTCTAATGTCAAAAGGTTGACGCACCCCGACCGAAGGGAATGTTCCTGACAAGAAATCGTCACTGTCTGTAGTGCCGGGAAATACTTGATAGAATAACGTCGTGCTACCATTACACGGTACGGATGTTCCCGTTACAGAAAACTGAACACTATCGCCTTCATCAATAGTAGTTGCACTTGGAGTAATTGTGTATGAACCTACAACATCTGCAATACTGATTTGTTGTTGTGCAATTGTACGTCCTTCAAGATCTTCGAAGAACATAGTAAACTGTTCTGAGTCCGCTTCACTTTCATCGGAATCGTGGAAAGTTGGGACAAGAATAGTTGCAGAATCGTTACTTAAAGTAAAACGACGTTTGTTTAAAATATCAGGAAATACACTGTCATATGCATAATCAAAATCGTTACTGTCCGTAGTATCGTGTCTAATATAGTATCGATACTCACCTTGACTATTTAAAACGTCCGTTCCCTGAAGATGAACTTCAAACGTTGTTCCTTCTGACTCAACTAAACTAGGATCAACTGACACTGTGAATTGTGGTGTATTTCTTTGAGTTACTGTACCGTCTGAATCTGTGGTCAAAAGACTCGCGAATGCTCTGTCAGAAATCAGTAGTTCTGCACCTAGATACATTCCTGCGGGGTGAACAAATAATTTGAACAGATCTCTCCACTTAGTGATTGGTATAGACGATCGCACAAGATACGCAAAAGTTTGGTACAATTTATCGTCTGTTAAAAAGTGGAGACTGTCTGTTCCAATAGTAGATGCCGCATTTCCGATAGTAAATATTTGTTCATTAGTCTCGACCACCTCAGCGTCGATACCAAAGAACGATCTGAAGAACCATTGAATTGCAAACTTCGTACCCTTTGATCTGAATAAGGTGTTAGAAAAGTTTGCAGCAGCACGTTTCTGTGCTTCTCCGGTTGCAAAACTTTCGAAGTATGCATCACCCAAAAGTAACTCATCTTCGATGTAAGATAAGAGTGTGATATCTGTTTCCGAAATATCACGAGATGCAAAGAGATGATGAAGTAATTCAGTTGACTTCTCTTCTTGTTGGAATTCGTAGTAAAACGTGAGTAAGTCAATAAATTTTGGATAAGACGCAGCAAAGTGTTCAGGTAGAATGAGATCTACCTGATCCGGTTGTAGACGTAGGTGTCTACGTCTTTTGTCCAAAAAGTTATTATGCATTATGCTGGTTCAGTTGGCCAAGTTACAGATTCTACAGATTCGGGGTTTGTCAAAGTTGACGGAAAATTTCTTAGGGATTGACGGTAAGTCGCCCACTCAGTTTTCTTCGCATCTGTTAGAGGACTGTCCGCCATTTGTGTCCAATCAGATCTTTTAAGTTTATTGTTCCTTTGAGTTCTAATCTCTGTCATCACAGTTTCATTGTCCCATGACCAAGAACTACTTGATGCATCCCATGACGCATAGTAATTCGGCGCTTCACTGCGAGTTTGCCAAGTATTGTCATCCCAATAATGTGTTTTCATCCATGCAATTCTATCACCACCCAAATCAGAATCAACGTGGACTACTGTAAATCCATCAACGGTGGATCTATCTGCTGGCAAAACACCATTTGCTCTTTGAAGATTTATGACCTGTTGATCTCTTACATATGCTACATACCGTGTCATCTTAGTTTCCTATTAATGTTCCAATTAAAATTTGCGACTCAATTCTTGGGAAAAATTGAGTCACGATTGGGTTGAGGGGATCTTCCGGATCCTCTTCTGTCTCTATATCTGATTCACCTGCTTTATTTTGTGATAAATCTGATCTAGCTCTCCATCCAGCAATTTGAAAGTTGTCAGTATCCCCACTACTGTTATCGTAATAAGTCCATACTGTAGGATAAGAAAGTGCAGTTTCCCCTATTACTGATACCGAAATATATTGACTCACTGGACTCACATTAGTATAATTTCCTGATCCCCCAACATCAGGATACGTATGAGAATCTTCAATTTGAAAATGTTGTGATGTCGTAACTGCTCTACTATCAAATTGTACGGTCGACCCATCATCATCGTAAATTATAAATCCATAATCATCGGAAGATGATACATTTTTTGATGGAGTAATGATAAAATAATTTAATGTCTCCGTGGTTTTGGTGGTGCTAAAGACAGGATTTGCTGATTTAAAATTAAATGTTTGAGTCGTATTACTGTTTGGAGTTGGATAGTTTGACCGTTCAACAAAAAAAGTACGATTGTTGTTAGTCGTTTGTCTTGCAGTTGGTACATTTATAAAAAGTATATCTTCATGCGTAACTGACACTGAAGAAGCCGATCCAACAGATTTTAAAACATAGGTAGACAAAGTCTTTGATGTATCAAACATCAATTTACCATTGTTGTTAAAAATTTGTATTCCGTATGCCATTATGATAACCTAAAAATATTTACGTCAAAAATTACATCTCCCGCCCCAGCATTGGATATTGTTAATGTATTACCGCTTGTAGAGTAAGTTATACCATTTGTTCGAGCACTTGGATAAAGCCCAAAAGCTATTTTATTTGTGTCATTCACATCGGTGACAGTAACATCCACACTACCTCCCGCAGGAGATGTAACATTAGAAGTAGTAATAGTCTCCTGATTCAGAATTACTCCACCATCCGAATCCGAAGATATTACTAAGTTTCCACTGGCATTGAAAATTTGAATACCATATGCCATTAAGAAAGATCTCCAATTTTGACTCGAACAACCATCTGGTTAGTTTCCCAAGACTCGATAACAATACCGGAGTTCTTGATGGTGGTTCTACCTGTGTTGGCACTAGAGTCAACAATACCAGAGGTTGCAAACTCATCTGCGGTCACAGTACCAGCAACTATTAAGTTACCGTCGATCGCTTCTGCTTGTTCTACCCATGCACTACCGTTATATATCCAGACCTTTTGTGCAGTCGGATTTGCAATGGTACCTTCGAAGAACCACGCTTGATCACCGTCAACTTCAGCGCCAGGCGATGTACCAACAAACGTTCCTTCGTCCCATGCTTCTGCAGCACCGGTCGCAGTGGTTGGAACAGTGTTGTCTGTTTCACCCGCAGCAGCATAACTGATAGAGTCACAATCAATGTGCCATCTGCCTGGACCTCGACCACCAGACCCATCATCACCAGATGAACCATCCTGTGACTTAGAAATTGTATAAGTCTTATCGATATTCATATCAGATGTACCGCCTGGCACTTGCGCCTGTGGTACGGTTGCACGGAATACTGAATTACCATTCTTTGCAGTCAACGCACTTACTGAGTAAACACCAGTACCTGAGACAATTGAACTTGTCATGTTGGTCTGAGACTGTTTACTGAATGTACAGTTGGTTGTGATGTCAGTGGTTCCACGGAACACCTTAAACGTACCACCCGCATCACTAAAGTTATCGACTAAGTTACCGTCTGAGTCATAACCTTCTACGTGTGATTCGTTTGTGAGGAATGCAGTAATACCTGCACCATTCTGAAGACCAAAGATGGATACCTGATCGGTTGCTTTTAGAACACCACCCTCGTAAGCTCTTACTTGTACTATGTACGAAGAGTCTACGCCGGGTTCGTCACCATCCGCTAGAGTAAATGTCGACGTTCCAGATGCTGCTTGTTTCTGAACAAAAGTACCTGAGCCTGGATCTAGTCGGAACTGCCAAGTCTCTGCACCAGTAAACGCGTCATTATTGTCTGCACTAAATGTAAGTGTATCTGTCTCTGTAGTACCATCCGCATCGTAACGAATGACCTGACCCGCAGTCGGTATTAACTTGACTGCACGAGCATCATCACCCGCTGCACCGTTGTTACCGTCAAGACCTGAAGAACCATCTCTAGACTTTGCAATGGAGTATGTCTTGTCGATTAACATTGCAGAACCACCGCCAGGCACTAAACTCGCGGGAACTGAGACTTGGAAGTCTGCGTTACCTTTGTCTGCACTCAAAGAGTTGACGGTGTAAACACCAGTACCGGAGTTAATAGAAACATCAACACCTGTCTCAGACTGAACTGAGAAGGTACAGTTGGTAGTGATTTCTGTTGTACCACGGAATACCTTGAACGTACCACCTGCGTCAGTCAAATCGTCAACTAGATTTCCATCTGAATCATAACCTTCTACGTGAGATTCATTCGTCAAGAATGCGGTGATACCTGCACCATTCTGGAGACCGTAGATTGTGACAAAGTCGTTCGCCTTTTCCGTTCCACCTTCAAACGCCTTGACCTGAAGAGTATAAGCAGAGTCTACGCTTGGTTCGTCACCATCCGCTAGAGTAAATGTTGATGTTCCAGATGCCGCTTGCTTTGAAACGTAACTTGCACCACCACCTTTCTTGAGTAGGAATTCCCAAGTCTCTGCACCAGTAAACGCGTCATTATTGTCTGCGGTGAAGTCAAGAGTATCAGTTTCTGTAGTACCGTCTGCATCATATCGAATAACTTGACCCGCATTAGGAATCAACTTAACCGCACGAGCATCTGTACCATCTGCTCCTGGCACTCCAACACCTTCACCTGTGACACCTTGTCGTGCTTTCGAGATAGAATATTTCTTATCGATAATGAAGTCTGAACTTGCGCCGGGAATCAATGCTTGGTCGACAGTTGCTCTGAAGTCTGCGGTACCTGCAAGAGTCGCGTCACTAGAGAAACTTGTAATACTATATTGACCAGATGACGCACCACCATCTCCACCTGCGTCAATTGAAACGTTGATACCGGTGTTTGCAGTGTTTGAGTAACTTACACTACTACTTGTAGTAATATCTGTGGTTCCTAAGAATACTTTAAATGTACCACCTGCATCACTAAGACTAGTAGTAAGTGCACCCACTGAGTCAGCGGGTTCTGTGTGAGTTTCATTTGTCAAGAATCCAGTAATAGAGAATCCGTTAACCAGACCATATAACGTCATGGTATCCTGTGCTTTCTCTACACTGTCCTCATACATCTCACACTTGATGACCTTAACACCTTCAATGCCGGGTTCGTCTCCATCTGCAAGAGTATAATCTGTGGAACCACCGTTCTGTTTCGAAACATATGAACCGCCCGGTGACTTAACTGACCACTGATAAGTAACTTCAGTAGTAAGGTCTTGGTTCTCTGGTTGAGCAGTAAATGTGAGTGTATCTGCTTCTGAACCAGAACTATCGTATCGGATTACCTGACCATCGTTTGCAATAATCTTAACCGCACGTGCATCTTCACCAGCAGCACCATCTGCACCGTTAAGACCCGAACCACCAGTTTGTTTTGCAATACTGTATGTCTTTTCGACCGTAACGTCTCCGGTCGCACCCTGAATCAAAGACTGATCGACAACTGCACGGAATGTTGCGGTGCCATCTAATTGTCCGGCACTGTCAAACGAAGAAATTGTGTAGATACCAGTTGACGCAATTGATGCGGTGATTCCATCTTCAGAAGGATTAGAATAAGTTACATTTCCGTTGCCGGTAACATCGGTTGCACCAACAAACACCTTCATGGTACCACCTGCGTTACTTAGATTACCAGTTAACGCACCAGAAGAATCCGCAGCAATTGTGTGGACTTCGTTAGTCAAGAATGTAGTGACCGATGAAACACCATCCGTACCGGAATCACCATCCGCACCATCCACACCATCTGTACCAGACGAACCATCTTTGACACCAAAGATTGAAACAAAATCGGATGCTTCGGAATCACCTGAACCAGTGACAACTAGTTTTACAATCTTAGATTCATTTGCAGCGGGTTCATCTCCGTCCAACAAAGTATAAGTTGCAGAGTCAATTGATACTGCTTGGCTGCTCTTCTCTACGTCATCTACGAAGAACTTAAATGTTCGTGTTCCATTAAAACCGCCAACAACACCCTTGAAGGTGAGTGATTGGTCACCGCCCAGTTCAACACTACCGGTCGAGTCGTATCGAATTACCTGACCGCCTGTTGGTAAAAGTCTTGCAGTAGCAACCGGATTTGCAGCGGCACCACCACCACCTACAAAGTCCGTGCCGTCTACTTGAATACCCGTCGCAGAACCAAAGTTTATCTTGTCGCCTCTTACCTCGATCGTCTTGTTACCAAGGTTGATAGTCGATCCACTGATAAACAATTCTTTCCATTTCTTAGATGCAGAACCTAGATTATATTCAGAATCTGCAAGAGGTAAATGGTGACCAGAAGTAAGTGTGCGTGTATTTGCATTGTAAGAAAGATCTGGATCTGTAAGTGCACTGTCTTCATCACCATCGGGGTCAATAACCATAACAGGATATAATACTGTTTGTGATCCCGCAGAGTCTACGTTCAATTTACCTGCAATATTAGTTGCACTTTGTGATATCACATAATTCTTTACTGCTAATGATGTTGGGATAGATGAGTCTGTTAGATTGTTTTCGATACCATCCGCACCGTCGACAAACTTACTGATAAAAATTCCTTCTGCATAATCTTGTAGTGAACCAAATGTAATTTTACCTGTAGTTTCAAGATCACCACCAACAGTCAATTCGTTGTCGACAGTAAAGTCGCCAGCAATCTTCGCGCCTGTTCCGGAGTCAACGACATTCTTTGTGTAGTCTTGTAACAGATTTCCAAACGTAATCTGTTTAGTAGTTGATACACTTACGTCATTGACTACTAAAACATCACTATCCGCTACTCTGTCGAGCGTGTTTAACTGTGAAATTTTTATATCAGCCATTTATTTTATTCCCGTTATACGATATTAATCGTGTTCCCCATCGAAGAGTGAACAGTACATCTATAGTAAAGACTTGAAGGTGCAGACATTGCAACGGCAAATACTACCGATCCAACTTCTGCGCCATTATTTGTTATACCTGTATTATATGCAGATCCATTAGCACTGTCTTGAATCTGAAATGGATGACCCGAAGCATTTACATTAAATCGATACGTTTCACCTCTTCGTAAATATAGTACTGGATCAGATTCGGTAGTTGGGAAGAACACATTATTGGTATCACTAAAGTTGTAATTCGACGCACCATCATTTACCACATTAAATCTATATTGAATACCTGTGGTATCTATAGAGAAATCACTGTCTGCACCCAAAAGGATTCTAGAATTGGCGTCTGAAAGATGTAGTGTAGGTAGACTAGGATTAATTCTAACACTAGAATTTACATCGACTCCGTCATTACCACTCAATGCACTACCAAAATGCACGTAGTAAACTGCGTCTCCATTCTGTTGACTAATCGCAACGTTAGTTGCATTTGTTGCAGAAACCGCGGCAACGTTTGAAAGATTAGATCCATCACCACTAAAGTTTGTTGCAGAAAGAGTATTAGTCGATGTTTCAAAACTCAGGTTTGTTGTGATATCAACACTATCTGCACCCGGCGAGTGGTCTCCACGAAGAAGTGGGAAGAAAGTTCCAGTTACTGGTGCACTATCCGCGATTACTTGTTGTGCATCGGCAGCAGTGGTAGCAGTAGTTGCGAGCGTTGCAGTAGATGCATTACCTGTAATATTAGCCACTGTTAGTGTATCTGAAGACGGATTATACTGAATACCCGCGTCTACACCAACTGAGTCAGTACCTACCGCACCAACAAAGGGTATCAAAAAGTTTGCGTTAGTAGTTTCAGATACCGTGTTAAGTTGTTGTGCAACAACACCAGAACCCGCGTCTCCTGAAAGGTCGTTTTGGTTTTCCCATGCAGTACCATTCCACTTGAGAACCTGACCTGTTACCAGACCAGTGAAGTTATCAACCACGTCATTGACAGAAGTGAGATTAAAGTTCGCAGAGTCTGCAACGTCAGCACGATCTGCATTTAATGCACTATCTGCAATACCATCAAGATTTGCAACTATCTTGTTAGTGGTAGTATTAAATATTAAGTTACTTGACGTGCTAACTGAGTCCCTACCTGTTGCCTCACCAACAATCGTTATAAAATTTTCACCAAGATTTGGTGTATTGTTTACTGTAATTTCCCGAGTTCGTGTTGAGATGATTGAAGAGGTTGCTTTGTTTGCACTATCGATATTAGAAGCGATAAGATCCGCGAAGGTAATATGCTTCGTTTCGTTTGCACTTTTATCAACAATCACCAAAAGATCCGAATCAGCAGCATTTGCCCCTGTCAGAGTTGGTAATTCGCTTATTTTTATACCCGCCATCTATCGGTCCTCAGAAATTCTTACTTTTATTTATATCAAGAATTAGTAAATCTTACAGTAACATTCTCTCTAGTTCCACCACTTGGAGTGACTCCATACACTAATTCATCCGTACCCGATGATGATGCAGTATATGTGAGACTACCAGCGGACGTAAGTGTTGCGGTTCCACGAGAAGGTGCACTGATAAGTGTGTAAGTTGCACTACTAAAGCCATCATTGGTAGAAAGATCTCTTACGTCCGCAACTCCGATAGAGACTGCAAACGGACCCAATATCAATGCAGTAACGTCCTGAACAGCACTGATAGTGACATTAATAGTATTTGTAATTTTATGTGGACTTGCAGAATCACCATAAAGTAAATCGATGGTGAATTCATCTGTCCCGTTAAAGTCACTATCGGGTGTATACTTATATTCTCCCGTAGCGACTATGATACCACTTGACGATGTCAATCGTCGATACCCTGTTACCGTTGCAGTACCATTACTAGGAGATGATGATCCTAATTGTAAACCATGTGTAGTTAATGGTACGTTACTAATTGTAAAGTTTTCGACAGTCTTCGCAGTGTCTTCATTTGTTGTAATAGACAAAGGTGACGCGACTGCCGCACTGTCTTTAGTTTCAAACAAAAGATCACCGTTCAATTGTAAATTATCAATATCGTATTGCGTGATAATCGGTGATGCTGAACTGATTGACTTGTACATTGATATCTTCATTTCAAAGTCAAGGGTGTAAATAACGGTGCGTCGTGCTTCTAACGCTGCTTCGAAGTCATCTGAGAACGTAATCCCTTGAAGAGAAACTGGTACGTCTTCTTTTACACCATCAAAATCATCTAGAGGTTTCATTGTCACAGTATAAGATGGTGTGAAGTACGGTAAAATTTGTTCTACACATTGTAGTGCATCATCCTGACCCTTTGCATAAACGTTCAACTGGAAGTTGATATTGTACGGGACAGGAGTGAATAACTGTGTAGATCTACCATAGGTTGTGGAAGGTATAACACAGTTGTTTACTTTTGGCAACTGTCTTTGTGCATCATAGGACATCGATACAATTTCGAATGACATACGAGGCAACTTAACTGCAATCTGTCGTTCTCCATCTTCACCGTTTTGCATTGCATCAATACGTGCAAGAAAATCTCTTTTCGGTGCATAAGAAAGTGGAACTTTTACTTGACTTATCGTCGCACCACTGGTATTCTTTCTTACAACGTTTAAGTTATTAAAAAGAGATCCAAACACAGCAACTGCGTTTCTGATTCGTTGATGATAAAAATATGTACCAAACATTACTGTGGATCTCCGAATGGATTAGCTTCACTAAAGTCTAGGAACCCATCTCCAATTGTGTCGAAGTCTGCGTTCATCGCACCATCCTGCAAATCTTCTCCTACAGCGGTAGGTATGACAGTGGTGTTGTTTGTTTGACCGACAATGTTTTCAGTGGTATTCCAATCTGCATATTCCCCAGTTGTCGAACCACTGTGTGCGACGTAAAGTATTCCTGCGACTCCATCGTATATTGCAACCTCACCACGCATGTCACCTTGGTGAATCTGTTCACCGATGTCAAAGGTGAGACCAGTACCGACAGTCAACTTGGTGTGGTATGCCTGTATTTCTTCAATCTCGTTGATTTCACCCACGTTAGTGTCAAAGTCTTCATCGTTGTACTCAAAGAGTTCGCAACGCATCTTGAAGACAGGTAGGTTCTTCAACTGATAGAAAGGTTGTTCTGTTTCTACACGAGTGATCTCAAAGTACGACTTCGATAAGGTCAAGTAAATTAGATCACCTTCGCGGGGACGATAAAAGGGGTTTGTTACTGGATCGTTTTCGAAACGTGCGACCTGACTCTGCCACCGTCGACGTGCAACAATAAAGGTTGCCGCGTCACGAATCTCAATACCAAACTTGGTAAACAAGTCACCCTCTCCATCAAACCCTTCTGTATTCTCGACGTACATCTCGATACGATACGCGTTTTCAAAGCGAGACACTGTGTCATCCTGTAAGATGCCATCCCGTTTTACAATTT